TTCCAAAGTTGTAGTTCATCAAGTCTGCGAGACGGAACAGCTTTCGGTTGAAAGCCACGTTGAATAAAAGCCGTAATTGGTAAACGATAAAAGATTGCACCATTTTCCATAATTGCATGAAATAAGATTGATTTGCCTGTAATAGACGACATACCGAAGATAATACAATCTTCAACTTCGCCATGATGTTTTCTAAGATCATAAAGATACTCTCTTCTGATTTGTGCATATTCTACTGGAATGTTTGCGTTTAGATAAGCCATAATTAATCATTTATTGTTCCCCAATTTTTTCCTGATTCATAATCAACTTTGTTTGGGATTTCTAACTTAACAGCATTTTCCATAATCTCAACAATTTTTTTTGCTTGCTCTGGAGATTCTACAGAAATATCTAATTCATCATGTATTTGTATATGCGCTACAATGCCTTCCTTGTATAAATCTAACATAGATTTTTTTGTCATGTCAGCAGCTGATCCTTGTATTAATTTATTTAANGCNTTGTAAGTATAAGCACGCTTGATACCTGGTCCATGTTCTTGGACAGCTTGTTCAAAAGGTAATGCTTTGTGCATACCAAATTGATTNGGTTCCCATAAATGAAACCTACATAATCTACCAAGTAAAGTTCTTATCTGTCCTCTTTTTTGTGCTCTGTTAGAAACTGAATTCATTAAAGTTTTTACAAAAGGCACTCTTTCGTGATAAACTTTAAATAAAGAATCAGCTTTTTCTTTACTAACACCTAGCTCTGCTTGTAGTTTTGCTTTACCCATTCCATAAAATAAACCTAAGTTAATTGTCTTAGCGGCCTCCCTAGGTATATCTGCCATTTTAGCTACAACAGTATGAAAGTCTGCTTCTTCAGTTAGATAAGAATCTTTTACTGCAAATACACTTGTGTCTTGATCTAGGGATGCATAATGAACCACAAGTCTTGGTTCTTGTTGACTGTAATCAAAGCATCCCCACTCGCAACCTGACTCTGGCACAAAAAGGGATCTTATTAATGGACCAAGGTCTTTGTTACGAGCAGGAATTTGTTGTAAATTAGGGTTAGAATAAGAAAATCTACCAGTGACTGTACCACCTTGGTCAGATCTTATCTGATTAATATCAGCATGTATTCTACCCTTATGTTCATATTTTATTATCGTGTCTATAAAAGTTGTATGTGCCTTGTTTATTTCTCTGGCTTTTGCTATCTTATTAACCAAAGGATGCTTATGATTAGAAAGAAAGTTTTTAGTAAATGATGGGGCTTGTGTTTTCTCAGTTCTTTCATAAGGTAATTTTAACTTGTCAAAAACTTTGGCAATACTTCGTGCAGCCCATATTTGACATTCTTCTCCTGTTTCTTTTGTTACTTCTTGTAATAATTTTTTTTCTTGTTTACTTAATTCTTGTTTTAATTTATGAGCGGATTCGGTATCAACCCTCACACCTTTAAATCTCATATCAACTAAACATGGAAATAAATCTGTTTCTAAATTAAATATAGAATTTAAATCTTGACCACTTATTTCTTTTTGCATAACTTTCCACAAAGCTAAAGTAAGTTCAGCATCTCTTTGTGCATAATTACCTACATATAATGCGGGTAGTTTCCACATATCTGCTTTAGGATCTACACCCCACTCTTTTGCTGCGTTATTTAATTCTGTTTCATTTTTACCTTGGCCAACATAATCCCAACCTAAACTATTTAAATCAAATCTATATCTATTCTCATTAACCAATGACGCTGCAATCATGGTGTCATATATTCTACCATTAATTTTAAAACCCATTGCTCTAATCCAACACACATCATACATAGCATTGTGAAATATTTTATCAGCGGTAGATTCACAGACATCTTTAAACCATTTCATCACTAAATCTTTATCAAGATTACCGCCACCTTCATGATCAAAAGGAAAATATCCTGCATAACCATCTGTAGCTACAGCTATACCCACAACCTTACCTCTGCCAACAATAGAACCTGTTCCTAATTTTTTTAATTCTGGATCATGCGTTTCTAAATCAATAGCAATTTCATTTGCATGACGTAGGTCTGGAAACTCAGTAGGTTTGACCCACTCTGTTTGCGCCTTAAATATCATTTATAATCTCTCTCTTTAATCATTTCTAGATAATGTATTGCCTTATCTATATCTTGTTCTTTACCTTTCGCTGCATGTCTGCATATATACTTTATAGCTGACCCTTCCGCAAAAGGCAACCTATTCTTATTTATAAACTCACTCGGCTGCATGGCCATTGATTTATAATGAGATCCTCCAATTTGTTTTTTGTATGCTGTCATATTATGAACTCCTTTCGTTTATTGTTACATTTTACTAAATATAAATTTTGTATTGTTCTTGTTACNCCCACGTACCAAACACGATACTCTTCATCCTGTTTGTATACAGATTTATTGGCAGCTTTTATGGTGTTTATTGTTTGATTTAAAAATAAAACAACATTGGTAGCTTCTCCTCCTTTAGCTCCATGAATAGTTGATACTGTTATTCTCGGCTCTTTATTTATTTTTTCACCATTTGATAACATGGTTCTTAAGTAATCTATTTTAGAAGATGCAACATTATTAAAAGCATTATACCATTCTAAATTATAGTTTGGTTTTCCTTTTATTTTTTCTAACACTCTTTGTTCGTATATCTCTGGTAACGTTTCTCCTTTTTTTAATTTATTCCAATGTTCTATATCTTCATATAAATTTTTAGCTATACTATTACCGTCTACAGTTTTAAAAAATAAACCTTTTTGTTTTAATATTTTTGGTACGGGTTTAAGTAAAGGATTTGTTCTTGCTAAAATTAACCAAGATCCTTTAGTCATATCTATGTCTGTAAATCTATAAACTTCAAACGTTTGACCTACTTCTTTTTTAGGTAGGTAATCTTTTTCTAATCTGTTATCTCTTACCCTAGATATTATAGATAACGCTTTTTCTTGTATTAAACTTGGAACTCTTTTTGATTTTTTTAAGGGTATTTCTTCTGCCTCCCAATCTATAAAAGAATCCACATCAGCTCCTGCCCAACCAAATATTGCTTGATCATCGTCTCCCGCTACCCATACATCACAACCATTGTCTTTTTCCATTTTCTCAATCATAGTCCATTGTATTTTTGACAGGTCTTGTGTTTCATCTATAAAAATAACATCTAGTTTATTTTTTATATCTCCTTTTTCTAAAAATTTTTCTAACATATCTGTAAAATCTATNAGTCCATAATTTTTTTTATAGCTTTTTATTTCAATATCTATTGCTTCTAGTTTATTTCTTTCAACTCTACCTAAGTGTTCATTAAGATCTAATTGTTCTAATGTTGTTATTCTTTTTACCCTGGCTAAATTAATTAAATTTAGATATTCACTACTTGATGAAAAAATACCATTCCATGCATTCTTTTCATAAGATGCATATTTAATTTGTATGCCACAAGTTTCACCTATGGCTTTGTAATTAAGTTCACTCATAACATTTTCTTCTTTTAAACCTAAATTATTAAAAGCCAGTGAGTGTAATGTTTTAAAATATTTTACATCTTTTTTATTTAAGTTTGGTCTTTGTTGTAAAAATCTATCTCTTGCTTCTTCCGAAGCTTTTTTTGTAAATGCAAAATATCCTATTCGATCTAATAAAATTCCTTTGTCCAAATACAGTTTTACCTTGTCTAATAATGTTTTAGTTTTACCTGTACCTGGAGGACCTATTACTTTATATCTCATTAATAATTAGAATCCTTTCGTTCTACAGGTTTATATTCTATCTTATCCATATGTAGTTGTTTTAGTTTACAAACTTTTTCTACTTTACCCTCTACTTTAAGTGAGTAATTAAATTCAACTTTAAATCTTTCTTTTAGTTTCTGACCTATCTTTTCTTTAGATATCTTCCAATCATTGCCAAGATGTGTAATAAAAGATTGATACTTAAAAAAATGAAAACCTTCTTCAGTAAGACAAGAACCTAGTCTAATTTGTATTCTTTCTTTTGCTTGTGGGCCATTAACACAATATTGAAACAATTCATTAGCTAAAATATCATCTGTACTTGTACCCTCTGGTGGTGTAATATTTTGACAATTTTTTCTTAGTTCATTTAATTTTGCTCTCCAATCTTTAGGTTTTATAGGTTCAAAATATATTCCTGTTTGTTCCCATATTAAATTTAATACTTCTTTTTGTGTAGTCATTAATTTTAAATTAGGTATGATAACTTCTATCTTGTCATCATTAGGCATTACCACATTAAATCTATACTCTGGTTGTTCATATTTTATAATTTGAAAATCTGTAATGTCTGGAAAAACATTTATGCTATCAGACTTAACACCGAAAGGTCTTGAGTAACATATACTTCGCATACATTTGTCTTGAATAGGATCTTCATAACAAGTATGTCCTGCTGTTTCTTTATCCCATGCTTTTATTTTTTGATCTAG